CCACTCACTATGAAGATGATTAAAAGATTACCAGAAAAAGATTTATGTCTATTGTGGTTACCTCAAGTTCGACCACGGAAAAATCACGTTGATTTATTTTGTCAAAGGACTTTAAAGGGTATTCATAAGGGGTATCTAATTAATCGAAAGGAAGATGGTGTTATACATAAACAACCAATCTTTAATGCATACCATACACAAGATAAGATAGTCGATTTAGATATTGCATGTGAATCTTGGGTTATGCAAACTAACATACCTACTGTCAAGGGCGACTGCGGTTCGATAGTTGTAAGTTTTTCCAATGGTGGACCGATAATACTCGGTATACACGTAGGTTTGCGTCAAGATGGAAAAATTCGTTCACTTAAAGTTTCACAACAGGATGTTGAGTCTCTTTTATCATCATATGATATACCTATAATTCAATCTGGCAAAATTAACTATTCAGCGCCAAGTAGTGAGCAAAAGCTCGTGAATGTACATACAAAATCTGAAGTCCGTTATATCAATGATGGAAATGCTTTGGTATACGGTTCATTTGAAGGACATAGATCAAAACCTAAATCTAATGTTCGTCTCTCTCCTCTAGCTAAAACACTTACTGATTACGGTTACCAGATAACTCATGGAAAACCGGAAATGAAAGGTTGGGAACCTTGGAGGAATAACTTACTTCAATCATTGTCTAAGGACCTATTAATTAATATCGATATTCTTTTCGATTGTGCAGATAGTTTCGCAGATGATATTGTGAAGGGTCTAACGGAGAAGGACTTGGAAAAATTGATGGAGTACGATGACTTTACTACTTTAAATGGTGCCGCAGGCGTTCGTTTCGTTGATAAAATTAATCGTAATACTAGCGCAGGATTTCCATTTAATAAGTCCAAAAGGCATTTTCTAGAAGCTATACCTGAGCAACATGGATTACCTGATCCAGTAAGATTTAAAGATGATATATTGGAACGAATAGCAGAGTGTGAAGATTGTTATGAAAATAAGACCCAATATCATCC